CGATACGGAATGTGCCTGCGGTAACTGTAAAATCACCACCAAAGTTTAACACTGCAATGGCATTTTTACCAGCCAATGTATCGTTGTAAATCAGAGCGCCAGCCGTTGTGAATGATGCTGATGTCCACTCTGGGTTATCAAAGTCAACATATGCTGTTGTGCCGCTTGTGCCGATCACTGGGTTAGTGAGGACTTCTCCACCAGTGGTGTATCCACCGCCACTTGCAACTTCATTGGTTGCGCCAGTGTAAGTGGTTGTTGCCGCATCAAGTGACGCAGATGAAGTAAACAGGGCAATTTTAATGGAATCTGTATCCATGTCCTGTTCTTTTTGGAACAAGTCTTCTTTAAAACTTGTACACATTGCTTGAGTAATAGCCATTATAAGCCTCCGTTATATTCTGCTGCGTAGTCTCGCTGCATCTCTTGTACAAATAATTGCACTGCTTCGTCAAATTGTGTCTTATAAAGTGCTAAAGTTTCTCCAGCTTTCAAGAAAGCTGATGCTTCGTAAAGACACGCCGATAATAACACATTCTCTGCGTTATCTCCAATCCAAGTGTTTGTGTTACTTGAACTTAAACCTGTTGCTGGGGCGATATAATCAACTTGATAGGTTGATGTTGTTGCGTCTGGGGTGGGTGCAACAGTAAAAGTTGTGCCGCCAATCGCCGCTGTTTTTGTGCTATACATTTCTGGAACGCCTTGAGTTGTGGCGTTTGGCCAATAATCACGCAGATATGAATCTACTCTGTGATTTAAGTATGACGTTACATTTGCAGTAATGACAGAAACTTGTCTGATCATTCTCGCAGATGGCACAGTATAATCTGTTGTGCCTTGAACCAGTGCTGCTGATGCGTTGTTCCTAAAGCAAGGCAAGTTAGGGAGGCGCTGAAAGATCATCTCTTCGGCCTGTGCTATGATTTGATCAATGGAAGTAGTCAGCTCTGCGCTGTCATCTTCTAGAAAGTTTTCGATGTTAGCTTTTAGCTGCGTATAATTCATAGCCCATTACCCCATGTTCCGTTACTCCAAGCATTGTTGCCCCATCCAACTGCGACATCCACAGAAGTTCCATCACCTATTGCACCTGTGCCTGCCACGCCTGTTTCAGTTATTTCTGCAACAGCATCTGTATCAGTATTATCACCGATTGACCCTACGCCGCCAAGACCAGTGACTGGGCCAACAATAATGTTAAAGTCACTACCAGCTCCAGTTCCAATTACATGAACAGATCCAATGCCAGCAACGCCAGTTTCAGTTATTTCAGAAACGGCTGTATCTATATTTATCGCGCCTGTTCCAGCAACGCCGCTTTCTGTTATTTCAGATTCTACAGTTCCGAAATCAATAGCGCCTGTGCCAGCTACGCCTGTTGCTACTTGCTCTGCTTCTAGAACCTCAGTTCCAATCGCGCCTGCACCAGCCACTCCAGTAGCAACAGTGGCAAAGACCAAGTCGCCCAAAGCGCCTGTGCCAATAACACTGGTGACGTTTACATCTGTGGATATGACAATTTGATAATTACCAATTGCGCCTGTACCGACTGCTGGATTGATAGCAGGGTTTGGATAGACAGTACCCACAGCGCCCGTACCAGCCACACCATCAACCGAAGCCTCCATTTCCACCACAGACCCATGCGAAACTGCTCCAAGGCCGTGTACGCCCACTGGAGGGCGATCTTGGACAGGTGTAAAGATGTCGAAGTTGTATCCTATAAATACAGTTGCATTTTCAGGATCATTATCTGGACGCGGGTTAAACAATGCTGTCGCATCAACAACATTCTTAGCAGGCGTTAGTTGTGGCTGTTTTGGCTCCCAGTCATCTGGTGATACGCGAAGGCCATCCCAAGTGGTCATAAGATCCGTATATGGAACCTTTAGGCCACCTCTGTCGCTTATCGCTTGGGATTTTTTGCCTCTTGCGTATTTTGCCATTAATATAAATTCAGCGCAGTGGGCTGAACCCTCAGAGATACACCGTCATTATCTGAAGCTGCTGCAAAACTAAATGCACGTTCATACATTTCGTTTAACATTGTGAACTTTTCAATTGCGAATTTCATTGCCAGTTTGCTTGCTAGGCCAGCGCAGATGCATTCATTCCAACGATATGGAATATCTGCGTCTTGATTGGATGCTGTGACATCTTCAAGCTGCCTAATCGCCCAATAAACCATACTATATGTTGTTTTATCTGGAACTGACCAGAAGTATGCTTTTGGCGTATATTGCTTGTCGAGCATATATTGGCTTGGCTTGCCGCTAGAATCTTTGTTTGGCAGTTGGTTGTAATCAGAAATAGATACGCGGTTAATGATTTGATCAGAAGTATCTGTGCCAGAGCTATCGCGTATTACTGCGCTTATTAGATCGATTGTTCCCACAGGTAGCTCATAAGCCGCTGTACCCTTTACCAGTGTGAGTGTTTGCTGATCGACTGCCCAGTAGTTAATGCCTCTGTTTGCCCACTCAGCGAAGAGTAGGTTAAGGCTGCGCCGTGCAGACACAGCCTTGTCGCCAGTTTGTGTTTGGGTATCAATACCGCAACGCTCAAATGCTTCAGTTATTATTTCTTCAACATTTGGTCGAAATGCTACTGTTCCTGAAGTCGCCATCGAAAACTCCTAGTATTCTTTGATTACCCTTAGAACCAGTTGATATGAATCCCCTACTGCCCCAGCTCCATCAGTCGTAAATTTCACATCCCCAGTTGGGTTTGTGCCATACGACTTCGTGGATGGAAGGCCACCAAACCTTGAGAAATCGTGATAACCAATATCGTCATCACCAATATTCATCAATATTACGTCTACGTCAGCATCTGCCAAGATCCGCACGGTCATGCTTTTAATGACCCACCAACCTTCGATGATGCGAACAGCCGTACAAGGTGCGCCATTCGCGTTTGGAGCAAGTGTAGAAACATCAATCTTGAGAACAGCACTTTCGTCGCCAGTATCAACATATTGATATTGGAAAGCGAAGACTGCCTCTCTGGTGCTATCACTTAGCTTTTTTACTGATACAATGTCAGCCATTTGCTATTCCTTTTTCTTGGCAGGACGGCCACGTTTTTTCTTAACGGGAGCCTCTGTCCACGCCTCATTGACTTCAGGTGTGGAAGGATCGTCAGCTTTCAACGTACCGTCTGAGTTACGAGCGCGAACTTTGGCATTGCCAATTCCCCGCGCTGCTAATTCTTCTTCAGAAGGAGGTGTAAATCTGCTCATCAGTTCCTTCCCCCTTACGCTGCTGCGATTGTAGCACCAGTGTCAGAACGCTTCCAGTTTGTTCCGTCAGAGAAAGCCAAAATTGCTGCGCCTGCTGCGCCGTTTGAAACGTACACAAGTGTGCCAGCGCCTGCATCAGAAGCTGATGGAGCGTTTGCCACTGTGTAAGTAGGAACAATGATGTCACCAATAAAACCGTTGGTAGAGGTAACTGGACCTGTAAATGTAGTGTTAGCCATTTTTAGTACCCTTTTGCATAAGGATTCGCTTTGCAGTCTATGCAACGTCAGGAGGGCGGGAACCTGTCTACAAAGCTAATATGATGCCCTTCTTCAAAAACATACATTAAATCTAAATAAAAAGAAAGAGGCGATCCGAAGACCGCCTCAGTCAAACCCAACGAGAGAGAGGTTAGGTGATTTACGCGCCTTGTGATCCGAAGATACCGCGCCAGTCAGTAGCACCGAAGCTGTAACGCTCACGCACTTTGTAGCGCACGTTGCCAGTTTCGAAGTCACCTTCCATGCCTTTTTTCATAGGCGAGCGTTGGAACATTTTCAGTCCATCAGGAATATCCGTTTGGACAAACCACTGGTCGCTGTCTGTTAGACGGCGCATAATGTGGTAGCCTTGTGGGAGATACCCGCCTTGACGAATCGCGTTGATATCGTTGTCAGCAGTAGCAGTGCGAAGCTGGGATTCCAGCAGACGCTCTGCAACAAAAGTGTAAGCTGTTGGAATAACCAACTGCGTACCCTGCGCTGCAACGCGAAGACCGCGATCATCTTTCATGTCAGCAATCTGAATAAGGATTGCTTCAAGTGACACTTCAGACAAATCGGCTGGTGTCGCCAAAATGTTAGACTGATTACCAGCCTGTGTTGGGTGTGTTGCGCTCAAAAGAGGAGCGCCGTCACCACCATTCACAGTTGTCGCGGTATTCAAAATGTTAGCTGCTTTGATCTCTTTAGTAGAGGCCATTGAGCGAGCCAACGCTTTTGTATAGCGAGAAGCAATCGAGC